ACAATACTAGCAACAATACTAATACCAATAACAATACTAACACAAGTGAGAATGTAAACACCAATATATCAGAATCAACTTCTGACAACACGAATACAAATATCAACGAGTCAACATCGACATCGGAAAGCGTGTCTAACAGCACAAGTACGGTAACAACTGATAACACAAACAAAAACGAGAATGTGAATCAGAACATTAACCAGACACAATCAGAGCAGACGATAAATCAAAAGATTGAGTCGCCTCCTCCGTCTGCTATTGCTCCTTCTATAGGTGCTTCGTTCTCACAAGACTTGTGTACTACAGGTGTAGCAGGTGCTGTTCAAACTCAAATCTTTGGTTTGTCAGCAGGTAAGTCGGTTACAGATACAAACTGTGAGCGTATTAAACTTGCTAAGACAATATACGATATGGGTATGCGTGTAGCTGCTGTATCGCTAATGTGTCAAGACGAGCGTGTATGGACTGCTATGAAGATGGCAGGTACTCCATGCCCATACAAAGGTATGATTGGCGAAGAGGCAGGTCTTGCATGGGAAGAAAACTTAGAAGATGTGCCAGGTGTATCTGCTCGCAAAGCTAAGAAATTAGAATCATCACCGAACATGCCTAACTAATGAAGAAGCTACTTTTCAGCTTATTGTTATTCAGCGGAATTGCTTACGGGCAATATCCGTCTGTGCTTGTCGATCTTAGAAATGATCCTGATGCAACAGAGCTTCAGATAAATGATCTGCAACAGCAACAAGTAAATTTAGGATTTGATTTCCCCCTATATGACCAGACATTTAGTGATGTATGGGTCACTTATACTGGTGTGCTAAACTTTCAAGAAACTACGAATGGTGGCAGTTTCTGCTGTAATGGTAAAAACATGGATGACCCACAATTTCAGCAACAGGCTGCAAATGGTCAACACCAATATCTTAACTATTCAATTCTAGCTATGTGGACAGATCTTCATGTTGAATACAATGCTAATCCATGGTACAAGACTAATTCAACTAATGCTACATTTGGGTGGTACAACATACCTGAATTTGGCGGCACAACTAATCTTAACAGCTTTGAGGTAAAGATATTTGATAGCGGTGATATTAAGTTTAGATACGATGAAGTCGACATTCAAAATCACGCTGTAACTGTAGGTGTTACTGGTAATCTAGAAATTGGTGATTACGCTCAATTCAAGTTTAAATCCCAATCTAATGGATGGCAATCAGATGTACCAAAGGTATGGACATTCAATACTCTTACGGGCGTTTTTGAAGATCAGTATGGCGACTTAACTAACTTTGGTGCGTATGTTCCTCCTGTGTTTGAAGATCCCTGTGACATAGATCCTGATTCATGTGGTATTTTCGATCCTGTAAGTAGCTTTAATTCAGACTTTGATGTACCAGGCGATAGCATTTACGACTTCGTACCAGATACCATATTCTATACTCCAGACACATATACAGATCAAGATCAGTTCAACAATGATTATGCTGCAATAACACAAATGGCAGATGACTATGGCATAGACGAATATTATGATAGCTTGCCAGACTTTGACACACAACAAGAAGAATTCAATCAACAATTTGAGGAGCAGGGATATGTCGAACCAACAGGAGGATACGAAGAACCTCCTCCCTTCACCGAAGACGTGCAAGAATTCTTTGAAGAAAACTTCCAAATGGAATCCTTTGATGACCTACCGGGAGATTTCGAAGACTTTCCGATGGCTGGACCCGGAATGGAAGAAGAATTTATAGAAGCATTTGAAGACCTGACTGAAGATATAATAGATGTCGTTTTAGAAGAAGCTATATTTGAAGAAGAGTTTATCGAAGAGGATATATTTCAAGAAGAGTTTGTCCAAGCGGCGTTCACTGAAGAGTTATTTGACGAAGAAATTACACATGAAGAAGTTGTTATGAGTAAAAATGAAGAAGATTTACTCGTATCAGAGAATACTCCAGAATCTGTAAATAACGCAAAGGAACAATCGGGTTCAGATAATACTGTAGCTCAAACCAATGCAGCCAGAAGAATTGATGCTGTAAGTATTGCAATGAATCAAATTCAGGAAACAGAATCTACTTTAGACCAATCCCAGCAAATTAGTGAAGATACTATTTTGGATGAAGGCACCTATTCCAATCAAGAATATTCTGATAGTTCTATAGCTGATAATATGCCACCTGACTTTCAAGAGAGCAATACATTCGAGGTGAACCAACCGCAAGAAAGTGCTGACGTGGGTTTAAACCAACCGCAGGAAAGTGCTGACGTTGGTTCGGTTGATGCAATAAATTATGTAGCAAACCAATTGCAAGAAATCACTACTTTAGACCAATCCCAGCAAATTAGTGAAGATACTGTTTTGAATGAAGACACCTATAATCAAGAATATTTTAATAGTTCTATGGGTGATAATATGCCACTTGACTCTCAGGAGAGCAATACATTTGAAGTAAGCCAACCGCAGGAAAGTGCTGACGTTGATTCAATTGATGTAATAAATTATGTGGTAAGCCAATTGCAAGAAAGTACTACTCTAGATCAATCCGAGCAAATTATCGAAGATAATGTTTTGAATGAAGACAGATATTCCAATCAAGAATATTCTAATAGTTCTATAACTGATAATATGTCAATTGACTTTCAGGAGAGCAATACATTTGAAGTGAACCAACTGCAAGAAAGTGCTGACGTGGGTTCAGTTAACGCAATAAATTATATAGCAAGTCAATTGCAAGAAAGCACTGCCTTTGTAGAGACTGCGTTTGCCGTAAGTAATTTACCAGAAGAAACGCATATGACTCTTTTACAAGAAATAGAAACACATGAGACTCTTTTACAAGAAATAGAAACACAAGAGTTGTCCGAGTTTGGCGGTATTGCTGAGATAACAGAAGAAAGTATTATAGAAGAGTTACTAGATCAAAACTCTGGAAGTGACAGCGGCGGTATGGATTTCAGTATGGGAGACATGGGACAAACTTTTAGTGATGGCCAATCCGCTTTCCAAGATGATACTACATTTGATTTTAGTTTTGGTGGTCCTTCAGAAGTGTTTACAGTAACAACAGTCGAATCCATCACCCAGCAATCAGATACGCAAGAAGTCATAGACACCTCTTCGTCCACAACTACTACAGTTGATCAAAACTTTGATAGCCAGACTGACCAAGCTTTCTCTACGGGTGGTTCAATCAGGGATGCTCTTACAGCAACAGCACCTCCTGACTTCTCCCGGTTTAACGTTGCTCCTCCAAGCCAGCAAGAGCAACAGACTACAGATAGAGCAGACGCTCAAGCAAGCAATATGTCAGAAGAGCAACTAGCACAGAACCTAGATGACTTTACTAATACAATGCAGGAGTCTGGCGGATTTACAGATCAAAGTCTAACTGTGTTCTTAATGGGAAGAAATAGTAACTTCTCGCAGTACGCCGGACAGTTGCAAGATGTCAGTTTCTATACTAACAGAGGTATGCCAGGAGGTTCTATACAGAATGACCGTAACTCTATGTTAAGAATGATGGGCACAGACAACAAACATGAACAATTGATTGCGGAACAATATAAATGATACATTTGTTCTTGCTCATAGTAATGGTTAACGGTACAGTGTCATCGCAAGACATGTACTTTCGTAGTATCAACGAATGCAATTGGTACGCCAATGCAATTGTATCTGGCCAGCGTAAAAACGGATATTTGCCTGACCAAGCTAACGTAGGCGCATACTGTGTGCCACGACTAATACCAGAGAATAATAATTTAAAAGTGTATTGAGGGGAATAGTATGATAGAGATAGCAGCAGCGATTAGTATAGCAAGTTCAGCGTATCGTGGAATACAAAATGCAGTGAATGCAGGAAGAGAAGCCCACGATTTAGCACAGACATTTGGGAAATTCTTTGATGCCAAAGAGAGTATCTTAGAAGCAGGAATAAAGAACGAAAACGCAACTATACTAGGCAAAGTCTTTGCAGGATCTTCTATAGAATCTCAAGCAATGGAGATTACTGCTGCAAAGCATAAAACTTTGCAGATGGAGAAAGAGCTGCGGGAGTTCCTTATTTGGTCAGGACAAGAAGCATTCTATAATGATATGATGGAAGAAAGAAAAAGAATTAAAAGAGTTAGAATAGAGGCAGCAAGAAGAGCAGCAGAAAATAGAAAGTTCTGGGCGGATTTAACGGCTATATTGGTAATGACCGGAGTAACAGGCTTTCTTATATACGGAATGATATCACTAGTAGTTTAGGAGAAATAAATGGCTGAAGTAGAAATAGGAGAAATGAAAGTATCAGGTGGCAAAGCATTAGTGCTTATTCCATTACTTGGTACTATCTTAGGCGGATTATGGGGAGGCTTCGAATTGTATCAGCGTTTACTTGATGCTGAGCAAGCTGTTACAGAGTATGTAGCACCCGATATGTCAGGTATTAATCAGCAATTAGCAGTTCAAGCAGAGACAGTAGCATCTTTAAAAGAGGATGTACAACAACAGTTCGATACTGTTACTGCATTGCTAGACAATATGCAGGAAGACCTAGACCGTGTACGTGAAGATGCAGATGAAGTAGATACCTTTGTGCGTACCATCGACGAGTCAACTAACGAAACCCAGCGTGATCTACGTAATGACGTATATGCTATGGAGACCGAATTGAATGATCGTCTTCGCGAGCTTGATGGAGAGCTCCGTGAGATGCGCGACGACCTAGAAGAAAAGATTGAGCGAATCCTAGACAATCCGCTCAATGATTCAGAATAATTACTTCTTAGTAAAAGCCTGAGCTCCAAAGAATGCTGCAACAATACCAGCAACAGCGACAAAGTACGTAGGAGCCATATCTCCTAACGTACTTTGAGCTTGGTCTAATCCTACAAGAGAAGCAACCACAACAGCAAAGGGATAAAGAAGCATACCACCCAAGGCAAACCATGCCATCTTTCGTTGGGCATCACGCATTGCATCCTGGTCTTCAAGCTCTTTACGCCTGAATTCCATATACATTTCTTGCTCTTTTGGGCTTACCTTACCATCACCGTTTGTATCTGCTGGATGATGACCTGCCTTTGTGATTTCTGTCTCTGACACTATCTATCTCCTACTCTGCGTTTTTCCAAGTGAATGCGCCAAAGAACATTTCGTCCTCTGACATTTGACCCCAAGGTACTTCTCTGCTTGGATCAGGATTCATCTTATTCTCTGCTGAGTTATCAAATGCTCCTTCTACAAACAATCGGGTTCCAGCTGGTAAGAACTTAGGCTCACGCCAAGTATATGAGAGTTGCCAAGCGTAATCATACACAGGAACGTCGATTAGCTCCTCTACATTACCATCTGGATAGTATGCTGTTGCTTTCATGCTCTTGCCACGGAAGTGCATGTGAGGTAAGAATGTGTGTAAGTTAACATTGTTCTTTAATACTACTTCTGCTGTCTGAACAAAGTTAGGATCGAACGGAGGAATTGGTGTCCAACTATCAGGGAAGATACACGCACAGTCGCCTGCCATTCTCTCTTCTGGTACTACGCCTTCATCATGAAAGTATAAACCTATGCGTGCTTTGTCTGTTCTAGCAGTGCCGTCTGGTGTATAGTGTAATTGTAGATTTACAATTGAACCAGCACGTAGCAAACCGCCAGTGTTCTCGTCATAGAAGTCAGGATCGCCACCTGGCACATAAGCAGAGATACTTGCAAAGTTCATCTCGGCTTGTCCACCACCTTGTGCGCCTAGAATATTCATACTGCGTTGATCAGGAAGTACTACTGAGTTTAGCATGTGATGCATTACAGTAGGCTCTGAAGGCAAGTACTCTGATCCACGCAACCACTTATCTTCTGTTAAGCCAGTAGGAACACTGACATAACGATAAGGAATTGCTGAAGGCCCTGCAGGAATCTCCATAGGAGGTACTTCAATGATCATATCAGGCTCGCCGTTTACCCACTCTGAAGTAGAGTAAACTGTCTCTAACAGAGGGTCACGAATCTCCCCGCGGGATACTTCAAAAGGTACTGGTGCACCAGCGTCGATCCAGGATACGAGTGTTTCCATCTCTAAATCATTGAGTGTGCGATGATTTATGATATCTTTTGCATACTTGCGATCAATCTGGCCTGGTGGCATTCTTAAAGAAACAATAGCTTCTTTGATTGCAGGTGCGAATGCCTGTAACATCCGATAGTCAGTCATCGCCCAAGGTGCTATACCTCCTTCACGGTGACAGCTTTGACACTGATCTACAAAGATAGGTGCTACATCATCTGCATAGTCTGCACTATAAGCTCGTATGCAAAGCAATAAAGATACACAAAATATTGTTCCAGATACTGCTGATTTAAAGCTGTTCATTAATAGGTACCCTCCTTCTGACTAATTCTTTTCGAAGCTTATCCTTCTTTTTGTTCGGGGTGTTCGAAGCATTAAGCATATCTGTTATAGCTTCTACAGACGCTGCACTCATATAAGAATGCTCGTTTGTTTTTGCTGTAGTGCCATTCGCTTGTTTAACTGTCTTTACTACTGTTGGTCTAAATTTAATTCCCATAATCATTCCCCATTATTTCTATTGTTACTAGGTCATTTTGCAAAAGTTGAATCTCTTCAGTTAGTAATTCATATTCTTCTGAAGTAGGATTCAAACTATCGCGTTCATCTATTAGCAATTTCAACTGTTCCATTTCTTTCATCTTTTAGTTTTTTATATCCTTCGTCATCTAAATGCGTAATTGCTAACCAAGCATGTGTCATCTCATCACCAGTTCTTGATCCACCCATTACCCACATATCTGGATCTGGGTTATTTGGATTAGCTTCTGTATTATCATACCATTGCTTAAGAATAATAACTGCGCCTGCTGGTAAGAGTGGTGCTACGTCTGGATCGTACAAATGACTGTGATGCCATGTTGCGCTCCAATTACTCACTTGGCTAATCTGTTCTGTGCGTCCTGTCTCTGGATAGAATATTTCCAAACTTGCTGCGTTCATACGCAAGTGTCCGTGTGGCTGAAAACTATCTAGTCTAACTGGATGATCAAAACTGTGGAAGCCTTGTGTCATGTAATAACCATGGGGTGGGATAGTAATATCGTCCTGATCCCCTAGGCGATACAAACTCAAATCTTGTTTGTATTTCAGTTGTTCGCTTTCCTCTTCGGTGTATAACCAAAGACCAATCTCTACCACGTTGTCTTTGATAACTGATCCTGGTGCCATTGCTCCAAGTCCACCTGGGAACATGTGAATGTCCCACGACACTTCTGCGTTTGCTGGGATCGTGCGACACACTCCTTCTGGCACGATCTCTCCCCACTTTCCCATAGCGTACTCAGTGAGCATGCCTTCACGCCCTTCCGCTGTGATGATAGAAGAGTTAGCGTGATGTACTACTGATTTAGCAGTACCTCGTGGCTTAACCTGTACTGCTTTAATGCAGCGATCTTCTGTAAGGCCTGTCGGGACTAAATGCTTGTGCCATAGATCGTTCCCGTTAGCAGGAATGTCAATAGCTACTGAAGGAATAATTGCGTCAGGTGCACCAAAGTCTGCTTCAAAATTCCATGCTTCTGGATCTCGTAAAGGAGGTGCTTGAACAATTGTATCTGGATCACCATATAATGATCCGCCGTTAACCCATGCGACTACAGCATCAATTTCTTCTTGTGCTAGACGCCAATCACCTTGCAAGTCCTGAATGCCAATGCCGTGATCGTAAGCATAAGGAGGCATTTCACGATTTGCTACTTTAAGAGCAATTAGAGGTGCCCAAGGCCGGACCTGCTCATAAGTCTCAAAGCTCATAGGTCCTATACCACCTTCACGGTGACACACTACACAATTGTTGTTTATAATATCTGCAACTTCTTTGGTATAGGTTTGTCCGTTGACTCCGCCGGCAACAAATCCTATTGCAAGAAATGTAATCATTAATAATATTTTTTTCATAGCATTGTCCTTATGGTTTAGGTCCAGATCTAGGTTTACGTCTTCTCTTTGCTTGCTTTTTAATATCATCGTTACTCCTACTGGCTCTAGTAATAGGCTTCCTTTCGGGATTTGCTATTTGATCTATTTGCCTTTGTAACTTTTTAATTTCGTTTTGAAGCTCTGTTGCACCACCTGGAGCTACTGGTGGATGTGTCCATTCTTCTAACTTATCTATTCTTTCAGCAAGCATAGGATAGTCTGATCTCCACTTAGCTTCTTTCTTAGCGATCTGTATATCATACTTAACTGCAAGGTATTCCATAAAGGCATTTAGCTTCTTTTGAAACCACATGCCCATCCGGGTAGAAAGAAACCACTTACCAAATGCAGATCCAAATACCCCAGTTAATGCAGCTCTGATTAACAGAATCCACATTATAACTCTTCTCTCGGTACTATTGAGCTATAGCCAAAGAGAGCAACTGTTTTCCATGCCACCCACTTTTTCCAGTTTGAAACGTGATCAGCTGACACATCCATTGCTTCTTTAAATACTTTATCAGCAGCAACCTTTGCATCGTGAATAAGTACGGTGTCTTCAGGTGTGCCAGATTTTTCCATAGCATCGCGATATTGACGAATACAGTAATACAGATAATCGTGTACAACACCAGCACGAGCAATATCAAATGGAGCAACAAAGACCCAACCGAAACGAGGAACAGATGCTAAGTCTGTTTTGAATCCTTTAGGCACAGTAATCTTCATGTTCTTATTAATCTTTGCTCCCACCGCTTTAAGACATGCAGCTTCTGTTTCGTTCAAACAGTCCGAGTCATATGCAAGAGATAGGTCTAGAATCCAAGTTCTAGGAGGTTGAAAGTCTGCGTCAAGCAGTCTGTTAAATTTTGCCATTATACGTTCTCCAATCTTTTCATTAATCTCTCAGCACGATTCGTAACTTGATTGTACCAACGGCTGTCTCTGCCTTCTTTTGCTGCTTCCATCCAATCACCTGCAGCAATAGCAGCATTGAATTTTTTAAATTTACTGAGCCTTGGTCGGCCCATGTTAAACATCATGTTGACCAGAACCTGCTGGACTTCATCTCGATATGATCCAAAGCTCCCTTCTCCGTATAGAGTGCAGCATTCGCTGATTGCAATGTCAAGGTCACGTTCGAAACACGCCCTGACTCGTTCTTCACTGACTCCAGTACCAACTCCCCTGCCGAATTCCTCATCACTTTCTCGGATAAGATGACCAACTCCGAAGGTTGGATAGCCGAGATGGTCGAGATAGATGTCATATACTACTCCCTCATCAATTTTTAGTTGTTCGTAAACTGCTTCTCTATTCATCTTCGTCTTTTACTCCATCGACATACTGTTCAGCAGTCATAAACTTAAGATCTTTATCTTCTTCTTTATCTTCTTTTTTACCAAAGATAGCATCCCAATTAGACGAGAATTTAGCTTGATCTACCTTCCTTGCTTTATCACCTTTACCACCATGCCACTTGCCTTGCATAATCACTCCATATAAATTTTCTGTAGATGTGTTTCAAACTGCTCAACCTTTTGCAATCGGTTCGGCCACAGTATATATTCTTTTTCTGGGTTGTTCTTAAGATTTGTTAGTAGAGGTGTTATCGAGTTATAAAGCTTATCTATCTTAGCTTGTAACTGCTCTACGTCTGAAGATGTTTGTTGTAGTTGCGTAGATGCTTGTTGTACTGCTTCAAGCTCTGCTTCATCGACTGCGGTAAACCCAAAATCAAATATATCTTCCATTATTTTCCCCTCTGTGCATCAACCCACTTTTTAACTCGTGGATTTTCCATAGGTACTTTTTTAGCCCAAGCTGCTATCTTTTTGTAAGCTGCCTGGCCAGCACCTTCATAATTAGCACCAGTTGAGTTGTCGACAACAATAAAAGTAGAAGCAAAGTAGTTTTGAAACTTACCAATATTGTTTTGGACTCCCTTCCACATAGTCTTAACCATATCATCTGGAAGAGATCTGTCTCTATCAGCATTACGCTCTAGTGCAGTCTCCAGATCAGTGTTAACAAAGATCATAGCTACTGAATAGCCTATAGCACGAAGAGCATCTGCTTGTTGCTTAATCTTATTAAAGTCTTTACCAGTACCATCAATGACAAGACCAAGCCTTCCGTCAATAGCTATATCTAATTGCTTGCCAACTAGAGCCTTTGCTTTACCACGTAGGGATTGGCCTTTAGTGGATGCTATATCATCAGCAGATGTAGTAAGCCCAGCTTTCTTTAGAGCAAGCTCAAATGCTGGATCTGAGTTAATCAGCTTAAATCCGAGAGCTGTTAAAGCTGTTTGTCCAACCATAAATGACTTACCAGAACCTGGTCCGCCGGCTAGAAAAACAGCTTTAAAGATTGAAGGATCGTTTACACCTTCACTAAGATAGTCTTCGAAGGATAACATTTCTATTTCCGTATAAGAGTAATATTACTCTATTTATACTATTTAGTTCCCTTAGATTTCTTTATTTTCTTTGCTTTAGCGTGCATACGATTGGTCACCTCATCCGAAGACATCCAAAGATCTTTGCCATCTAATATAGACTCGATTTCTTTTTCGTTAAGGAAATCAGCATAGACGTCTTTGAGTAGGTTCTCAGACCACGATCGCTCGTAGGTAAGCTGATCGATCATCTCGCCGCCTTTACCTATTGTACCGCCAGAGTAGTTGTGGAACATAAACGCAGAGTGATTTGATATTTCTACCTCATCTGCTTGGAGGAAAATCATTGTAGCAGCAGACATACACGCACCTTCTACTGACGCAACGACTACACCCTGGCATTCCTGTAATACCCTAATGAATTGTATAGCAGTGTATAGGTCACCGCCAAAGCAGTTAATGTGTAATACGATTACATCATTCTGTCCTGCATTTCGAATTTGATCAAACCATTCGATGTATTCCTCTGGTCGATCGAGATGACCAGACAGGTAATAGTCAGAGATTCTACTGAGTGGCTTATCAGTAAAACTTTCCTTTGCTTTAAATAGATCTGTAATTTCAGCCATAATTAAATTCCTTATCTACCGAACATCTTACGGTTATTGTATTCTTTAATTGTTGATAAAAGCTTTTCGGTATGATTATCTCGATGCTCAATAAAAACTTGTGGTTCTTCGTCATCTACAGCAATAATAGTAACTAACTGGGTAATAGGTATACCCGTACGTTCTTCCCACATAATAGCATAGGCTGATTCCTGAATAAAGTAGTTCTCTACCCATTCTTTCTTTTTAAGCTTCTTAGAGGTTTTGAAGTCGATAATTGATAGCTTACCGTTCCATTCGGCAATACAGTCAACACGACCTGCAAGACCTAGATGGTGAGAGAAGAGTGCTGCTTCTTGTGCATAGACTTTACCTATGCCAGCATCGAGCACGCTTTTAACAGATTGGAAGTTGTCCACAATATTAGGCATAAACTCTTTAGAATAGTCTTCTTCATTATCGATATACTTTTCAATAATAGAGTGTACTGCTGTACCACGAGTAGAAGCACGATGAGATATCTTGTTTGCTTCTGCTTCGCCCACGCGCTTACGCCATTTACGGATATGATCTTCTGACAGTATTGATAGTACTGTAGTTACGGATGGATATGATTTACCATCCGGGGTTTCATAACGACGTTCTCCCTTAACCGATTTAGCGGTAAGGTCATCATAATCTAACTTCCAATCAACGTGTTCAAACATTATGTTCTCTTTTTATCAACTTGCTTTTTACGGCTATCATTATCATTAGCGTACTGTTTTTTCTTATTTGCCTTCTTATTTCGAGGATCAAATCTTTTGAATTTGGCCATCGTCTACCATCTGCTCCTTAGTCATAATATACTCGCGAACGAGTCCTGATCTAACAATATCTTCCCAAGAGAATTCGATATGATCAAAGTACTTCATTCTCTGAACAATCTCTAGGAAGCTTAGTATACCATTCCGATCTTTTTCTTTATCGAAGTCGGATTGATAATAGTCACCACATAGAACTAGCTTTGTTGATTCACCCAATCGTGTTATAACAGAGTCTAACTCGTGGAAATTTAAGTTCTGCATCTCGTCAACAATAACGATTGCATTTGATATAGTTATACCCCTAATAAATGAGGTAGAAGTAAATTCAACATATTGCTGATTAACTAGCTTTTCCCATGCTTGACCGTCTGAGAATAGCTCAGTCATAATGCCTTTATACGGTCCAGCATATGCATCAAGCTTTTCTGTTTCGTTACCAGGTAAGAAGCCAATGTCTCGAGTAGGTACTACTGAACGAATAATAACTACTTTATCGTATGGTGTATCTTTGTTTAGTACATCTTCTAGAGCAAGATACAAAGCCAGGAAAGTCTTTCCAGATCCAGCTGAACCTGATAAGCAAAGGTTATATCCATCTTCATATGACTTGAATACCTTTTCTTGATTTTTTGTTATTGGCTCTAGTTCGCGGAGATTCTCTAGCTTAAGCTTTAAAGTTTTGTTATTTGACATTAATGGTATTCCCACGTCCAGATCCAGATTTAATTTTTTCTTGAACTTCTTTCCATCCATCGTCAGTCTTTGATAGTATACCGCCAACCTGATATGAGATAAGAGGAGCACCAATCTTTTGTGTTACCGAGAGCTCCCCGCATTCTTCACAGGGTACAGATTCCGGATCATTTCTCTCTGCAATTCTTTTAATAGCTGTAAACCCGTTTCCGCAGTCTTTACAGTGATAATCATACGTAGGCATTATATATTCCAGGTCTGTTGTTCATCAATAGCATGTTGAGCTGCTTGAATATAGTCTCTATCTTCTTCGCTAAGTACAGACCAGAATTTAGATATATTAGAGATCATCTCTAAAGCTTCGCTTTGATTATTTATATGATCGTTGTTTTCTAACATTTTTTGTAATAAATCTAGACGTTCCCCAATCTTAACATTAATACTCATAGCTTTGGATTATCCCTGTAGAAACGAATAAGCTCGTCCCAAGAAAAGAAATCTCTCCTAATATGACACCAGAATCTACATTCATACATTGGTCTTTATCCTCTTGAACCAAGGTGGGGTTTCTCTTTTAGTCCACTTCATAGCGAACTGCTCTTGTTTGGTGTGGTAATACTTACGGTATGAACCAACCACATCATTATTATCTATGCACTCGGGATAAGCTAACATAGCTAATCTAAAGGGGGTTAAACTGCCATTGGGGATGTTTTGTGGCACAAAGGATAATGCGTCTGCTAGCACTTCTTCTGTTTTGTGAGTCTTACCATATCTGAATCGATATTCGTCGCACAGTGCTATAAAATGTTTATAGTGCCATTGGTAATTAGATACGCTTTCACGTGTCCATATAGTGCATGGATGATTTACGTGAACGGCTTTATAGAGGTAGGATTCCCTAAAGTCATCGAGTAACCAATACTTGACATTGGTCTTGCCAGACTTTGAGGGACGAGAGGTTAACTGCCCATCTAGGAATCTATGGGCAGTTGAGAGCATCTGAGCAGACTCAATAATCATTTTAACTACGTGCTTATCACACTGTTGTTGAGCTGCTACTACAGGACTTTCGTCTAAAATAAATAAGTTCATAATATATATTATACCACAAATCAATTAAACTGTATACTACTTTTTAGATTAATCCAGCAGCAGTAAATGGTAAAGTGATGATTAACATCATCGCAACAACTGGAAGGAATAGACCTAGGAATAGACCTTTAGCTGTTTCGAAAGCTAGCTCACGCTTTTTCATTTCTTTTATTTCTCCGTTAATCCCTTGTGAGGATATTTATTTTAAGGGTTGCTTGGTGTAGCATGGGGCCCATTTGATTATAAGGCGGTACCCATACCTCATCTAACCTATGCGGCTAGAGCAAATGCTTCATCGTTGGCATTTATTAAGTTTGTTGCGTTTAACGGTAGCTCCTACACCGATTCTCCATAAGCTTTCAGTTGTCTGTCGAATCTAAAACGTCCCCCTATGTTTTATTGGTGGAGACGGCCGGACTTGCACCGGCGTCCAAACTTCCTATTACTTACTTCAACGAATTAGTTTTCGAAGGTATGTCTAAAGAGTCGTCCATTATACTCAAAGGTAACTGTTTCACCTTTCTGTACTTGGATCGGGACTTCTTTACAGAATTCCTTTGAAACGATTCTTTGCTGGGATTTATTCTTGGCTACGTTTGAACCGATAATTGCTCCAGCGATTGTAGCTGCAGTTTTACCTGATCCGTTACCAACTTGATGCCCTAGGACACCGCCAATCACACCACCAACAATAGAAGATGCACCAGAATTATCTACTAGAACATCTTGAACAGTACACTGTTTTTGGTATATTGTAACATAACGTGGTGTAGTACCAACAACAACTACGTCTGCTAAAGCAATACTTGGTAACAATGAACCAATTAAAAGCCATTTTTTCATAAGAATATCTCTTTTAACAGTATTATATATGCGTGTTACTAAGAGTAACGTAAATATTAATGCCAATATATTAGCAGTAATTACCAAACTGATCTATCTTAACGTTTTTAAGATTGGTTGCATATAGTGTTTGCTCTACCCGATTCATACCCAACAAAGCACGAACCTCATCACGAACTTCTGGCGTTACTCCATTGCCATATTTTTCAGGGTTAAGCATACCGCGAAGTAGATTGTGTACTTTCGGATCGATCTTACCATTTTCAATAATCATTTTATTCTCCAGTAATAATCTTATAGATTGACTTCCAATCTTGCACTCTTGTAACAGGACCTTTATAATCTCCGTTGTGTGAGTGACCAACCAATAAAGAGTGTAAGCCAAGAGTATGCCCTAGATCTGCATTCTCTATCTTATCCTCTACCCAGTAACATCCAGTATCACGATAAGGCTCTAAGGCTTCGTCCTTATCGTAACCACATCCAAGTATTACGTATTCTTCAAAGACATTACCAAAGACATTCTCTAGGTTCTTTTTACGTAGCTCCTGAGCTGCTGGGTTGTTAGACAAAGAAGTAATGCAATGGAATATGTATCCATGTTCTTCGTGAAGCTTACGAACGTACTTAATAGCGTCACGAAGAGGTGATAGGAAAGCGATTTCTGCGCTTTCATTAAAGTGCTTGATGATATGCTTAGACTCTGTACGAGAGATATCGTACATCTCATCAACCTTGTAGCTAACTTTGTTGTTCTTTTCGAACCCCTTCTTAGCCATCCAACGGTGAAAGTGATACTCCCAATCGAGGAGTACACCGTCACAATCTGTTAATATAACTTTTTCTTTTATCATAATATATTCCTTAACCTGCGCCGTTCCAACGGATTTTGTTGCTGTCCGCGAACACGTTACCGCGTGGGAAGTTTGTTGCTGGGGAGTTCCAAGACTTAGCCATTAGGATGTCTCCACCTTTAAACTTTTCACAATCGTTACGCTGAACGAATCCCCAAACTGAACCGTTAGTAACAATCTTAAGATATTTTGATCCTTTAGTAATTGATAGGCCAGAGCGGAATTCCTCTATCATTTTATTTCTTGAGATGTCCTGTTCTTTTTCTAGGCCGTTTTCCCAACGAGCCATTCTTTCGAATTCTGATTCGTAAGATTCTTGGATCTGAACACAAAGGTTAGCTAGGCGTGAAGCGAGAAGAGCATCATATAATTTAGTCATTGTTTTGGTCCTTTGTTTAATTTATGTGAGTATTATACCGTTGTTTGGCCTTTCTGTATACCCCTAAATCGTAATAGATCGTAACGGGGGTTTAGTCATTGTTTTGGCCCTTTGTTTAATTTATGTGAGTATTATACCAACATTTGGGACCTTTGTATACCCCTAAATCGTCATAAATCGTAACGCATAAAAAAGGGGAAGACTTTTGGTCTCCCCCTTTAAGAATGATTGCCCCGTCAATGTATTGTTAAAAGATCATCTTTCATCTCTTCAATCTTACTGTCTAGATACTCCATCTTTTTTTGTATAACGTATGCCTTTTGGGTATTACCAGACTTTTGTAACTTTCTCATAAAATACTCCAATTCTCTTGAATCTTTTTTAAGTCGTTCAACTTGTGGGCCATATGACATGGGCTTACCTCTAATTGATTATGAGTGAATGAAAAGGTATTAGGGGTAGGGTCCTCCATTTTTCTGATTGTACAAACTAAAAAAGGATCATAGCCTCAGTTAAGAAACTAGATCCTTTCGCTTATGAGTTATATATTTCTCTCATAAAATTATTTATATAAATTTACATTTCATCACGGAATAAATTAGGGAATGCTTCAAGGACTAGTTTGCGGGTAATACCTTTGAAATGAGCTGTTCCTGTCTTATGGATAAACTTTTTATCCTTCATAAGAACAACCAATTCGGCTTCTTTTGGATGTAGGGTTTCTAGAGTATCTAAGAACATCTTTTCCCTACGGATATTAGTCATCTTATCGCCTGGACCATTCTTAACAAAGTACTTAAAGTTCTTAACGGCGCGCTGAATAGCTGAGGTAGTATATCCCCATTTGCCAGCTTCATCAAGATCCAATGGTGGTGCACCATCTGGAAGAGCAAACTCTACTGTAGAATCCATGCCACCTTGTAGAATAGTACGAAGAGCTAGACTATTATTATCTTTTAAGATCTTAACCTTCTCTTCCTTGGTCTTGGCTTCAGCAGCCTTTTCTAGTACTTCGAAAACATATAATCCCATTATAAGAACTCCCCTGCGCATTCGATTAGCATCTTGCACCGCTTTTTAATTAAATAGTTTAGCACCTTAGACTGATGTGCTGGCTTGCTTTCTTCATATGTTTTATTAATCTCTTCTACCAAATTGGATGGTGTCTGAGTCAGATCGATCATTCTTTTGTTTCGGCAATAGTTACGATATATCTCTTCCCCCATAACTTCTGGGAGCTGATCTACTGGTACACGATATGTATCTATCTTCTTTTTAGTCATAGGAGATTGCCGAATACCTTCTGAAAAGGTATTATCTGGGCTTAAGACATTTGGTACTCCGTCCCCAGAATCTCCTTTGAGGATATGCTCAAATAGGTATTCAACAGGATCAGAATGCTCTATAAACTTTTTGGTCATAGGCGAGAATTGACGTACGTTATTATATCTTTGTAGTTGTATAAAGTCTTTATCAGCAGATACAATCATTACTTCATCGTGATTACCAAACTCTTGTGTTCTTTCTACAAGTGCACCAATAACATCGTCTGCTTCACAGCCTGTTACACGCACAGTCTTATATGGTAGGTTATCCCCAATCTCTTCAAAGACCAAATTAATAATACGGAAGACCTCTGTCCAATCTATGGTAGATGCTTCACGGTTAGACTTGCGGGAATGCTTATACTGGGGGAATACTTCTTTACGCCAATTGGAGGAGTCATTAGCAATAACCATCTGACCATACTGATCACGAAACTTCTTGTTGTACATCCTTATAGAATTAAGTATCATATGGCGAATCATATCTTCGTCAATTGCTACTTTTTGTACAACGATGTTAGCTATGGCAATAGCATTATAATCTAGGATAATCATCTGTCACTCACTTTTTACGATTTAATAATGTATTATATCACACTTATTACGAGTTGTAAATCCCCTAATAGATCTTCTTAATAGAATAGGATACAGGAGACGTTAGGTTAATCTCCTGGCGATGGTCTTCAGTGTCTATAAAGATAAAATGATCTGGCTTTATCTTTATTATTTTCTTTAAACGGAAGACCTTCTCTATAGTATGCTCTATCCGAGTACCATCCGGCAATATCTCTGCTTCTGATGCTGGTACTGAGAATCTAAGCTCCCATTCTTCTTTTATTAGAGTATACCACCAGTTCTTTAAGCTCATTCGAATAATCCTGAGTGATCGTCCATTTGTCTTTTTAGACCTGCTAAATATTCAGCCATATCTTCCATCATAGGATGAAGTACATGGTACCTACCATTTTCTCTAAGTAACATAGCATAGGTAGAGTTTAGTACTACAGAAAGATCCTCTATCATTTTTGTACCGGCAAGAGGATCATAACCTGCTTCCATAAGCTCAAAGACCAATGCATCAATGGCTCGTGTGGCTAATGCCATATGTGGGCAAGCCATTTCTTCGTTATCGATCGCGTCAAACCTTTTTTCAGGTTGGGGATTCTTTCCTGGGAATGTTATTATATCAGCAGTCAATGTGAATATGCCTCAGATGTGCTTTACGGATCCTAACTTGAATCCATGCGTTATAATAGTCTTCGCGTAGTATTGCATCTCTTTCAATCTGCTCTTTTAACTCCATATATGAACATTCGGACTTGGTCTTACATAGGTGCAATATAGTTCTTTTAAAGTTTTCTTTGCCGAATTTCTCTAGGTCTTCTGTTAGTTCGCCAGATGAACCATGGTACTTCTTCCAGTCTGACTCTGCCTTATACTTCT